GACTCTTCGGCCAGAACTCGTATTCAAATGCAAAACTTCTAAATGAAACTCCTTCCAGTGTTTGTTCTTGCATAGGATTGACTGCTCTACCATCTCTAAGGTTTCCTATACCACCAGTCAATTTATTCCCTAATGCATTCATTGCCTTTGCACCCATGGCTTTGATTGCTTCACCTGTTTCTCCAATGGTCTCACCGAAACCTTCTGCTTCTCGTATCTCATTGATTGTTCTAGAACCAAATCCAAAGTCCTGTCCACTAAAAGAAACTTGTGATGTTGATGATAATCCATCGGGAACATACAATGCAATTTCTACTCCAGTATCACCGTATATATTTTGAGCATTAGTTCCTTCTCGTTTTGCTCTAAGTCTTGTTGAGAAAACAATATAGTTATCCAAATCATCTTTCAGTGGATACTTTAACTCTTCTAATCCTCTATCGACATCGGGATGGTCTAATTTATATTTTGCTTTGTTCCCTGCAACACTTGCTTCAAGTGTTTTCCTTCGACTCTCTAATTGTCGTTTTGCCTTTTCTGCATTTTCTCCAAGTTTATCTAATGCAGAGGTGAAGTTTTTACTACTGAACTTACTTGCAATACCTTTGAAAGAATTGATAGCAGACTTCGCTTTATTGATTTTTGAAATTAGTTTGTCGATAGATGCCATTGAGAATCTCTATAAATAGTATTAAATTAATTATGTACACTTCTATTTATGCAACATAAGGGTAGGTTCAAACCGAAGAACTATAAAAAGTATAAAGGAGATTCTACAAAAATCTTCTATAGGTCGTCATGGGAAAGAAACTTCATGATATATTGTGATAAGTCCCCAGCAATTTTAGAATGGAATAGTGAAGAAATAGTGATTCCTTACATATCACCACTTGATAAAAGAGTACATAGATACTTTCCCGACTTCTTTATCAAGTATAAAAGTGCAACGGGAAAGATTATGAGAGAAATAATCGAAGTCAAACCTAAAAGACAGACGATGCCACCCAAACCCCAACAAAGAAAAACTAAGAAGTATCTAAATGAGATTACCACTTATGCAGTCAACGAAGCAAAGTTCAAAGCAGCAGACCAGTATTGTAAAGATAGAAAGTATAAATTTCGTATTTTAACTGAAGACGATTTAACCTAAAGACATAAATAGAAGTATGGGAATCTTTACTGACGTACTATTATCTAAACCTGCAGACATAGAGTCTAATTCCAAAGAAGGAATAGAATGGTTTAAGAAAGCACTTCAGAAAATGAGTAGGTCTAAGTTAAAGAACATAAACTTACTTAGCGAAGAAACTGAAACTGATAATGTAAGAGATGATATCATAGGACACATGTATATGTTTGTATATGATGCATTGTATAAAGACGTTCTACCGTATTACGATAGATTTCCTTTAGTGATTCCAATGGATTTTACTAACAATGGTTTTATAGGGTTGAACTTACATTACATTGCACCCAAGTACAGAGCAATACTATTGGAAGAACTCTTCACCTTAATTAGTGATGAAGAATTAGATAGTGAAACACGATTTAAATTATCGTATGGTCTAATCAGTAAAGTATCGAGGTTCAAGTATGGGAAACCTTGTGTAAAAAGATACCTAACATCCCATATTGACGGACAACTAGAAAGAGTTCTACCCATACATTGGAGTTTGGTTTCACAATTACCAAGTGCAAGATTTGGAAAGGGTACGAATACGTTAACAGTTTACAAAGACAGTAGGAAACAATTTTAATGGGAACATCAATAGATAAATTCAAGTTCAACTTTGACCAAGGTGCAAGAAGCAATAGATTCTCTGTTGATATTCATTGTCCTAAACTCGGTTTCTCCTTAGAAGGTATACGAGTAGAAAGTTGTTCATTGCCAGGCAGACAATTAACAACCAATCCATGGTCTGAATATGGTGTAAGACGTAATATGGTAACTGGAGAGATATTAGAAGATGGTGGAACTATAGAGTTGACCTTCTTATGTGATTCATCATTTGAGGATAGATTTTTGATTGAATCATGGAATAGTATTATCTATGAGAATGCAGGATTACAAGAAGGTACTACAACCCATCCTATATTTGCATACTTAGATGACTACTCGGGAACAGTTAACATAGCACAATTAAGACATAACGATAAGGAAGCACTGACATACACACTAAATGAAGCATATCCATCTGCATTTGCACCTCAAGAAATGAGTCAAGGTGAAAGTGGGATTATGAAGTTCTCATGTACTATAAGTTTTAGGAATTGGACTTCGGAATATAAAGCAGCACCTAAGTTGTCTGCACTAAATAAAGGAAGAAGAGCATTAAGAGGTTTTGCTGATGCACTAGGAACACTTGGAAGGTACAACAAAACTGCACAGAAATTTGCAGATAGGTTGACAAGAAATGATAGTAGACTAGGTAGGTTAGCAAATCTTTTTGGTGGAAATGGTTAAATACAATATGGAGTAAATTATGGGATTACCAATCCAAACAACACCCACATATAAATGTGTGTTGCCAAGTAGTGGAAGGGAAGTTAAGTACAGACCCTTCTTAGTTAAAGAACAAAAGATTCTTTCAATTGCAAAAGAGAGTGAAGACCAAAAACAAATCTTTAATGCAATTAAAGACCTTATAGAAAGTGTTACATTTGGTGAAGTGTTTGTAGATGACCTTGCAGTAATGGATTTAGAATATCTATTCCTCAAGACTCGTTCTGCATCAGTTGGTGAAACAACTACAATAAACACATCTTGTAGTGATACAAGTTGTGGAGGAAGTGTTACACTTAAAATCAATCTAGATGAGATTGAACCTAAAGGTGAACTAGCAGACAACAAGATTATGATAAATGATAATGTTGGTGTTACACTTAGACCACCTGTTGTCAAAAACATAAAGAGTTTAGGAAATGGTGAAGAAGCAGATGTAGTAGAAATTCTAACAGCATGTATTGAGTCAATATTTGATGAAGAGAATGTATACATGTCTGACGAAACATCAGATAAAGATTTATCAGAGTTTGTTGAGAGTTTGACATTTGGACAACTAGAACAACTTAGTATTTGGTTTGAGTCTTTACCAAAACTAACTTACACAACAAGTGGAGCTTGTGAAGTTTGTAGAAAAGAGACTACGAGAACACTAGAGGGATTACAGAGTTTTTTTTAATATCTCTTTCTCATGAGTCCGTGTTTAATTATTATAACACGAACTTTCAGTTAATGCAACACCACAAGTATTCATTAACAGAACTCGAAAACATGATGCCTTGGGAAAGAGAAGTATATGTCAAACTCCTTCTCAATTGGTTAGAGGAAGAAAAGGAACGACAGAAGAAACAAAAGAAATAGTACATAATGCATGAAGTGATTTTTTAATTTATATTAGAGGATAACAAAATGGCAGACGAAAAGGAATATAAAGACCAGTCTAGTAACGAGGTCGAAATTGACTTAGATAAGTATATGGCACTTATCGAGAAACTTGATGAACAAGAAGATGTCATCAAAGAGATGAAAGAAGATGCTATCAAAGCAAAACGTGGACTAGAACCACCTAAACGAAAGTTTATGGATTTGTTTTTAGATGACAATGACCTTAATGAAAAGGCAATTATTGGATTCATCTCATTCTTCCTAATGGTAGTGTTTGGTATGACTGACTTAGTCACTGCACTAGTATGGGACATGGACTTAAAAGTATCAGAAACAATTTACACATCATTTGTTGTAGTAACACTTGGTGCATTCGGTATATCAGAAGCAGGAAAAGCATTCGGTAAATAGGAAACATAAATGGCAGTCGAAAAAGAACTTTCTAAACTAGTTAATAATCTAAACAAAACTAATAGACAATTAGTTGAGTCTAGAAAAGCATTAGGTAAGGAAGCACAAAAAGAACTTGCAACACAAATCAGTGAACAAAAGACTGAGTTCTCTTCATTTCTCGCAAGTAGAAAAATGAAGAAAGCAGAATTGAATTTTGATAAAACAAAACTCGAAGATGCACAAAGAATACATGAAGCAAATCTCAAAATGCAAGAGAATGCCATTAAGAATGACCCTGCTCTGAAATCTATGAAGTTAGAAGAAGACCGAATTAGAGAAGAACTTAGACTAAATGAACAAAGTTCCAACAATGCAAAAAAGAGAGAAAGACTTAATAAAGAACTTAATGAGAATATTAAAGAGCAATCAAGCCAAAGACAAACAGTAGAGGGTAAGTTTTCAAATGTTGTCAATCAAAGTTCAGAAAATCTTGAGTCTGCAACCAAAGAGTATACAGATGTTTTAAAAGAAGCAGGTGAAAGTCAAGCTTTCAATAAGTTTACAGGTGGTATTAAAACACTTACGGGTGGATTAGTTGACATTGCACCAATCTTTGATGATGTATTAAAATATGCAAATGCAATTAAAGATGTAACTACGAGTATAATAGAATTTACTGGTAATCTTGGTGGCACGTTTGAAGGTATTGATAGGGTATTTGGTCAAGACACTACAAACGAGATGAGAAAGGGACTTCAAAACGGATTTAAGAACCTATTTAGTGATATGTTTACGGTTCTTGGTGCTGGGTTGGTAAGATTCAGTACAGTTTTCGGTGCATTCTTTTCAAGTGTTGGACTTGTCTTTTCAACATTACTATCGGGTGATGCTGAGATGTTAGGTGTTGTATTTAAAAACATGT